ATAAATATTTAGATTATATTAGTATTGATAGTGACTATTTAGGTCATTTACATAATATAACTGGATTTATTACAAAGAAAAAAAACCTAAATACCTTAAACATTAAGTTCTATGACATAGATGAAAAATTATTAGATATAAGCATACGCGATGGATATATTAAATTAATTTTAGAATTTATACTTTGAATATTTGGTTATAAATATCTGCGTTGACTATACTCTTTTTATTTAAATAAACTTGCGTCGCCCTTTGTCTCTTAAGCCTATTGGCGCCAGTATCATTTTTATGTACATCAGGTAATATATCCCCTATGATTTTATTAATAAAATCGTAGGTTCTATATATAGGATCAATCGAATTACACCCCCCCGCGATAATAGCCGCACCGCTTTGAAAAATAGCTATAGATATTTTCCGACATTCACCATCTCCCTCACCACTCCCACGTCCTTTACATTTTTTTATACAAGTACATCGACCCTCATCGCTTGTTTCTGTATTTTTTGTATTATAATAATATTCTACCCTTACTCCAGGATATCCATCAGCATCGTATATGGTATTTAAATTATATTTCTTAGAAACAATATTGTACAAACATTCACGATTTATACACGTTCCCAATTCGTAGCACGTATTAATCATTACGGTTTTATAACTAAATCGCGAAACCATATAATTTTCTTTATTAGTAATAATTCTAGCGTTATTCGTTGTTAGTTTATTAATCATATTACAAATATACTTAACGGCGCGTTCACCATCGGCTGGCCTTGATACTCCAGTCATTTGTAATTTCCCGTTGTTAAAAATTTTTACATTTGCTGATTTAATGCTTGATAGTAAAACATTCACGGTAGTACAATTATAAAAATCACCCATATTAGTTTTTTTAAAATTGCCTTTTATTTTTTCTCCACCTGTTTTACACCCAACGACACGACCTATAAATTTTTCTTTATAGATATTGTCGCTTTTAATAAGCATAACATCTTCCTCTATTTTAAAAGCATTATATATTTCTTTAAAGTCGATATTAATCTTGTCTTCTGGGTTAACTATCCAAGCAATAGCCGTGGTGGTCACAAATTTTAATTTAGATGGATTAAATTTAATTTTAGGCAAAACGGACTTAATATTATTCGACATATCTAAAATATTGATATTTTTATCTATAAAGAACTTTTGCAACGCTTGTTTGGTTTTTGAATCTTTTACAATTTGTTTTGCGAAACTATCCAATAATATATTGGTATCAAAATGCTCATTAATTATATTGATTAAGTGCGGCGATATAACATCGTTCATTATTAATTCACCTAACCATTCCCGATAAGTCGTATCAAAATATTTATAAAATCGTGCCAACTTCAGTTGCTCATAATCGTCTTTTAATTCATCTATATATGGATTTAATTTTAGAATACCTATGTATTTTTCAAATAAATTTTTATATTGAAACCAATTCTCATCCATAATTTATTATTTGTATAAGGTTTGTTATATTTTAATTATCAAATTTAATAAATAATTTTTTAAATTTGTTTTCTAATCGCTTAGTAATAGATATATTTTCTGGTAGTAAAGTGAGTTTTATAATTTTAAAAAATTCAATATTGCTCAATTCAAATTTTTTAACAAATCGTATGTACGCCTCAATCGCTTTTTCATCTTTCGATATAAACACGATGTGGTAGAATAAATAGGATAACATAAAAAAATTTCTGATATCAATATCTAATTTTTTTGATAACATATTAATGTATTTTAAATTATAGAATCTATAGTTGTATTTACTTATTATTAACGAATGTTCTATATATGGTAGTTTATTAGACTGTATATTATTCGGATAACAATATTCATTTAGTTCCGCTAAAAAAAGCACAATATAATTCCTTAATTCCCATTTATTAAATAGTTGTTTCTGAAAAACATTCGCCAACAAAAAACTTTTTGACAGTTTAATACAGGCCTCTAATTGCTTTTTATAACTAAGATGAAAACATTTATTAATAATACTAAATATATTCTCATAGGTTATCAAAAAAATATTTTTATTATAAATACTATGCATATTAGCTAATTCGTCAAAAGAATGTTTATTAGTAAAAATACTTTCGGTGTATGTATATATATCTTCTGATATGTCCTTATTCCCTATTGAAAATATTTTTTTTATAATTTTATTTTTATCATATCCACCACATTTTATAAATTCAATTACATCTTCCAAAATTAAAATTGATTGTCGGTAGTCGTGAAAAGATTGCGCCACAATTAAATGTTTAATAGGCTCTTCCAAATTAAATTTTTCTTTGTATAAAATATTGTCGAGTAATGTAGCTATATTTTTATTGGATGGGGTTGGGATAGTTATATGAATACACGCTTTCTTCAATTTTTTGGAATAATTACCATTAGAAATGCAAATAATAGGAGTTTTGTTTATCATAAACATTTGATCAGTTTTTTTAACCTTCTTATCTAATTTATCGTAAAATCTAGTTTTACTATGAGATAATAAGTCTATTATATTAGATGAACCAAATTCCTTTTTTGAATCAATGGCATCTAATTCATCAATTATAATTGCGGTATTTTTTATATTGGATATATACCGTAAAATATTATTTGTGGTTAACACCGCTTTTATTTTCGAAGTAATTTCATTATTAGAAAGCGTAGTTGAAGCATTAAAATTTAATACAGAAAATCCTTCTTCTTTAAGTATAGTTTCTATTAAGCCAGATTTACCAGTACCAGATTTACCAGTTACTAAAAGTCCGTTTTTAAAATTTTTATATGGTTTTTGTTTCTTAAAACATTTTAGGTATTTTTTTATATTTATAACTTGGTTTTCTAAATTTATATAGTCCGCTGATTTTTTAGGTTTATACTTATCAGCCCATAAACTGTTCATAGATTATTTAATAATATTAAATTAACTTTAATATTTTCAAATAATTATTTATTATTTATAAATAATTAAATATAACTCCTTTATTAAAGAAGGTATATTTTTGTTTTCTGTTATATCAATTTTTTCAGTATAATTTAAATTATCGTAATATGATTCTGAATCGTGTTTTAATCTTTTAATATGACAGTCATATGTGGAGGGGTAGGTTTCTATAATTCTTTTTATTTGGAGAGGTTTGTTTATATTTAGTTTAATAATAATAAAATTATACTTTTCAAGCATTTTTAATTCATTTGGATAACGTAAATCATCTATAATTATATTACATTTGGGATTTTCTATAATTTTTTTTTCTAAAATATTTACCCAAACAAGTGGATTGATTTCTTTACATTTATCCGCAAATTGTTGTAGTAATTTTCGGTCTTTAAATTTCATATTAAAAATTTTTGTGCAATATTTTTTTACAGGTTCCGCGAAACTAAATACCTTAAAATTATTATTATTTTTTAATTGATTGCTTAATGTAGATTTTCCACTACAAATGGGTCCCATAAAAGCGATTTTCATTTAAATATAAAATATTTTCTTATATTTAAATCATTATTTAGCATACACCCTCCCAAGATTGATTACACTGACTAACCCATAGACATTTCGCGTTGGACCCGTCATGTTTTTGCCCATCGGCGCCATCACTATCTTGGTATTCCGGTCCGTTAAAATCTTTTGGCTTTTTACAGCCAGGTTTATCAGCAACAGGGACACCAACGTTATTTACACATAATCCTTCACTGTTTCTTACCCAGTAGTCTGGACATGGGTTAATTACCCGGGGCCAAGTAATTTTCTTTTCTTCTTCGTTCAGCTTCATGAATTCGAAGTAGTAATATATACCCAAGACAATTACGACAAATACAATCAAAACTATAGTTAATGGATCCGCACTCATATAAAATATAATAAGAAATTAATTTTAAAAGACAAAATTTTCATTTGTTTTCGTTCCGGCGTTAGAAATATATTTCGGTCTTGATAAAGGTATGGGGCTAAAACTAACCCGTTTTTTATAAGTGAGATATAATTCTACATTAGACATAATATTTTTTACACAGTAATTTATAACTAATTCATTAAGTATTTTTACTTGGCTACATACGTCGTTTTTTAAATTTTTACCATATTGGAGATATATAGATTTCATTATAATTTTTAATATCTTTAAATCTTGGTCCGATATAGTATATTTTTTATTCGATTTTTTATTAACTTTTTGTTTTATTTTTTTTTGAAGATAATTAATATTTTTATCAGCAAAGAATTGTTTTTGTAGATCATTCAAATCATAAATAGCAGTTACAGCATGTTCACTAAAATTATAATTATTTTCTTTTTCTAAGAAAAATGGATAGGGTGATATATCCGAATCTAAAATATTTACACGGCCATTTGGTTGCCTATCCAGATGCAATACGTCTCTTGGGTCTATAGCAGACAAATTATTATTAACTTCTCCACTAAAAAATTGTTTTCTATTGTTATTTTCATTTCCATTCTGCTGATTTGTATTTATATCTCGCATAAATAAAAATAATAAAAGCAAAATAATGATTATTAATATAATTTTATTTATATAGTTCATTATATATATAAAATATAATTTTTTAAAAACTGTAATATTATTTCATATAGCCTATAGATATAAAAGCATCAAAATAATAGGATTATTAAAATCTATTAATTAATTTTTACTTTAACTATAATAGCCTCTTTTAAAAAGAAATATTATGGAATAAGTAGTAATAACTTATATATTTAAAACTCATCCACTATAAGTATATATTAATTTATATAAAAATAATCGCATTAGATAGTATATGAATTACTCTGAATCCAACGATAGTTCGGAATTATTAGATTTTATTAAAAAAAAAATTGAACCAAAGGAACTAACTGATGCCCCACAGTTACTATATTTTTTCGGGAAATCAATTAAATTAGCACTGATTAATACATATAAAGACCAACAAGATATAAGTATTTCTATATACTGTGCAAATATAATTTCTAGTATTTTTAGAATAATATATAATTATTCTCTAAATATTAAATTATCTATATTTACCTGTGAGCGAGCTATTTTACTTTTTAATGAGTATATAAATATATCAAAAAGTTATAATTCTGAAAAAATAAACATTATGGATATTAAACAATTCATTATTAGTAAAAGTATAGGACCCTTAATTTTAAAATCTGAAAACAATACTTTAATTCACAAGTATGATGGTTTGTTAATACTCACTAAAGAAATAATTACTATTTTTTTTTCAGAGTTGCTAAAAAATGATACCGTAAAACTGGAGGATATCAGCTTTTATATAGAAACTTTTATAAGGGTTTTGTCGCCTTCTTTAATTGAAGCCCATGATAAAGATATTATAAATTATATTGAAAAACACCTGCCAGAAGTTTTAAAAACAAATATAGAATCTTTATTGGATAATATAAATCTTTTTAAAATTAAATTAGAATTAATTCTATATACCAAAGGATTAAATGGGAAAGAATACTCCTATACTTATATTGATAATATAATGAATAAAAGTCCCGATATAAATAAATTGTTAGACGAAATAAATGAAGATGAAAACATAAAAGATAGTAAATATTTTAAAAATATTATTAAAAATATTTAAGACTAAGAGCAACTATTAATAATAAATGGACGATTGCGATAATAAATATTTTAAAAATTTTTTACCATTTGTTAGTGGTGTTATATTGGGAGGTGGAATCGCATGCTATTATTTTTTTGAACCCCGTGCTATAATAGGAAAAAAAGTTATAGAAATTAAAATTGTTGATAATAATGGAAATGCTATTATAAAAGATTATCATTATAATAGTTCAAAGGAAACTATTGTATTTAAAGAAAGCTTAGAAGATGCTACGGTAATGCTTAAATTCGGAAAAGATAAAAATATGACACTTAATAAATTTAGTGGTTCTCTATTGAATTTAAGAAAGTTCCCCACTAATATAATTACTCCAATTACGCATGGTGATAAACAAACGTAGGAGGTATTAAGACCGTCACGCATACTTAATTTATCCATAGCAAGATTAGCAAAATATATTTATACTAAATATATTTTTATTTTACCATTTTATAAAATTTTTATAAAGGGGTAAATAAAAATTTGATATATCATATAATCGGTAAACATATATTACTAAGTTAATTCGTCCCTCTTCCACTACTTTCAGCTCTCACTACTTTCGTAATGTCGCAGTCCAGCTCCACCACCACTCGCATGTTCTCCGCCGACGATGTCGTTTTCGAGGGAGGGGACTGGAGGCTCCTTGACCGCCGAGACGCCGACTACAACCAGGCTCCACGCGCCGCCGCAGATCATGATAATGGAACCGAGGAGTCCGCGCGGACTTGGGCCCGGGATTTTTATCTGGGGAACAAGGCTTTCCTGCGGGCTTCTATCAAGACTCGCCGAGCACTCGCCTTCTTCTTCAAGACCTGGTACAGCAGTCGCGCGGCCGATGATACCCGCGCGAACGTTCCGCTCCGCCCCTTCAACCAGATTCTCTACGCCCTATGCAACGATGGGAAGGTTCTCCACCTCCGTAACTACGACCACAAGAGAGGTCGTCTGCGTGATCCGGTTATTGTGTGGCACAAGGAGCGAGATGCGTCCACTAAGACAGATTTCGACAAGGCGGTGGCTGATGCTGTAGAGAAGGCCCTTAAGGGGGGGCCTGTGGACACGGACCCAAAGTCACCCAAGTCCTACACACCGACGACACCTCCCCGTCCAACACGCCCAGCGAGCACAAATGCTCCATCGCGTCCGCCAACTCTGTCTCGCCAGATGACGAATGTTGGAGATGATGCAAGCAAGTCAGATGAGGAGTAAAAAAAACACGAAAAAAAGTAGAAGTAGCCCGTAGAAAACCATGTAATTAATAAAAAAAACAGATTTTTTTTATCCTTTAATAAAATATAACAAATTTGATTTTTATTATAAAAAAAAAATCTATATAAAATGCAAAACAGTTGTAGAGAAGCTTATGAAATATATACTCAATACAACGCTATAAATAAAACTAATAGCGAAAAAGTGTTTCTTATAATTAAAGTTTTAGAACCACATCAGAATAAAGAAATTCCTATAAGCACTGCCACACTTCAGTTAATAGTCTTATATATAGAAAAAAGCATTAAAGATGAAAAACTCACTACAAGTCAAAAAGGTAGGATTATAGAAAATTTTTCACGTATAAAAATTATACCATATTCCACTACAACTTTAAAAATAGATTCTTATATTAAAAGACTGATTAGTGCTGTGATGGATGATTAAAATAAATATATAGTAGACTTCCTGTTGAAAGGGTAGTGAATATTTATATCACTATTATAATAGTATATGAATATAACGTGTCGTGACGCTTATGCCATTTATTGTGAAAATTTTAAGAACAGCACTTCCGAAACAATACATTTGGTATTAGATATGATTACAGTATATAAAAATAAAAACATCATTAGTCATTGTGAATTAAATATATTATCTATGTACATTTTCGATTGTATTTCAAAAATTAAATTATCTGTGTATCAACTCCATTTAATATTAAAAAATGTTATTGAGTTAAATATTACTGACCAACCTGGTAATAAAGAAATAATGAACTTTATTTATTACACTCTTCTTCTCCAACGGGATACGTAATTTCTTTCTGGGTATAAAATAATTTTATTATATTATATTATAATAAATGTATTCAAAAATTATAAATCCTGCTTCTGGAAGATTTGTATCAGTAAATGGTAAATTAGGTAAAGAAATTTTAAAAAATTACTTGAATTATTCCAATAAAATATGGTTTAGATTACATGGTGGGGCTGTAGGGTTAGACGAAGGAGACACACTAGGCGCGGAAGAAGTTGCCGCAAATGGTGAGACGGAGGCTGAGCCAGAACAGGAAACGGAGGTGGTCGTTGAAACGAAAGCTGAGCCAGAACAGGAAGCGGTGGCGCTCGTTGAAACGAAAGCTGAGCCAGAACAGGACTCGGAGGTGGTCGTTGAAACGAAAGCTGAGCCAGAACAGGAATCTGCGGTAACTGGCGACCCTGCTGTGGTTGTAGAGGAGAAAGCCTCTCCAACAACAGAACAGGGTAACGATTCGTGGTGGTCCAAACTTAAATTTTGGGGAGGGGGGTCATATACGAACGAAGATTTCGGTCAACCATTCGACTACTTTAAGGCTTAAATAATTTATTTTTAATAACTTATTTTTTAAATCTTTTAATGTTTGGGTGACGTTTCATCTTATGTATAACTTTCGTTACTAGCTCGTTTATCTACTAGTAAACATAATATATTATATTAATATATTAAGTTTAAAATTTACTAAAATACATTACATTATCATAAGTTCCTATATACCCCTTATTATCAATTGCTGATAAATATTTAATGTCTTTTCCACCCTTATTATATTTTAATAGTAATGAGGATAAATTATAATATTCTGTTTCTGATCTAAAATCGACGAATCTATTAATATTTTTAATTAGAATAGCGAATAATCCTTGTATATATGGATTAATCGAATATGCGTGATGTTTAGAAAAATCATCTTTATCCCTTTCACTAAAAACAATATTAAATACTTGTATAACTCTTCTGGGTGTTTTTCTAAAAAAATTCTTAGTATAACCTTTATGTAAATTACTGGCATTAAATAATACCGCATCACCTGGATTTAATTTAAATAATTCACCACCCTGATAATGATAAGCCTCGTCTAAAAATATAGCTAAAGTATACACTTTTGGAATTTTCATAGATTTATTAAATAAGGGTTTAATATCCTTATGATAGGACCGTCCATCATAATTTTTAGTAGTAAGACTCCAACGAATATGCCCAATATCAATATAATTAGTTTTTTTTATTCTTTTCAGCTTATTTTTAATATTTTCAACCGTATTTCGATAAAATTTTATGTTATCAGCTGTCTTTAAATTTTCTAATTCGTTTTCATTAAAAAAATTTTTAACCAACATCACCTCTTTGTATTTAATATTTTTTAAAATAAAATATCTAAAATATAAACAAAATAGTGATATTATAATTAAAATTGATAGTAATACATTCTTCATCTATAATATATTTGTATAATAAATTTTACTTATTTGCAATAAATAAAGTTTATTGCGCTTAGCAACGGGTGGTTTCGATCCACCGACCTTCCGGTTATGAGCCGGACACGCTTCCACTGCGCCACGTTGCATACAGATACTTTTA